AAGCAATGAATTATTTATGGAATGCATATGATGAAAATAAAATATATGGTATTGCAAGTAGAGGTTATCTAGTAATGTTGCAAGAGTTAGTTGATAAAGAAACACCAAAGAAACCTATAGATATTGAGTTTGGTCCATGTGGTGATTTGGTACCATCTTGTCCAACTTGTAAACATGAAGTTGTGACTATTTCAACATATTATGGAAGAAAATATTATCCTCGTTGTCCATTCTGTGGACAGAAGATTGAAGGAGAATGAGTAGAATGACATTAGATGAAGCAATTGTTCATGCAAAAGAATTATCTGAAAGTCAATCAGTATGTGAAGACTGTAGAGAAGAACATAAGCAACTTGCAGAATGGTTGGAAGAGTTGAATGAATATAAAAACATTTTTGAAGAAGAACATCCGTTTAATGATAATTCATTTAATTTCTTAAATTTTAAGATATATTCAAATTCCACTTTGAAAAGATTTACCAAAGATGAATTAATTGATTACATTAACATTCTTTATTTCAATTGGAAAAATACAGACAACACGTGTGAGCGTGTAAGCAGATTAGCTAAACAGTTGTATGAAAAAGCGAAAGAATATAAAAAAACTAATGAAAAATTAGAACATGACAATTAAAGGAATTGAGGTGGATTTAATGACAAAAGAAAATTACGAAGATGCAATCATGAGAATGTACGATTTTTGTATTGCATCTAATCACCCTGCGCAAATAAAAGAACAATTTACTCAAGATTTGGATTTTTTAGCTGAATTAGCGAATGAGCATTTTGAAGAAAAAACAGAAACTAATTATGAGCATTTTGAAGATGAAATCATTGAAAATTGTGGTTTTAATTTTGCACTAGTCTACGGAAAGCCTCATAAATGCGCTTGTGTTAGTTGTAGTGATTGTGGATTTAGTACAGGACATGGATGCAGTGAAAAGATTAAAGAATGGCTGAAAAGTCCATACAAAAAGCCAGCATACAAACTAAATAAATTTGAATATGATTTAATTCAAACATACCGTGATTGTAATAACTATTGTAAACTTTCAAATCGCAGGATTTTACAAGAGTTAAAAGATAAAGGATATTTCATGGATGTTGATTATGATACAAAGATTCAAGATATTTTAGCAAATTGTGAGGTAATCAAATAATGAGTGGCGGAAGTTATAACTATATGTATTGTCGAATAAATGATGAATACGTTGATAGAATGTTTGATTCGCAATTAAATAGCATGATGAAAGATTTAGTTGATGTGCTGCATGATTTAGAATGGTGGCGCTCAGCTGATAGTGATGAAAAAAGGTATAGAGAATCAGTTAATAAATTCAAAAAGAAATGGTTCAGACAAACTAAGATTGATGTACAAAAGCAAATTGAATCAGAGTTTGAACGAACAAAGAATGAATTGCTGAAAGAATTTGAGTATTTGAAGGATGTGGAATGATGAAAGTTTTTTTAGTCGAAAACATAAATGACATCCATGATGAATTTGTAAGAGAAGCATGTGCTCGTTTAGATAGAAAGATATGGGATCTGATAGGGTTTAGTACCAGATTTATTTCTATGGAATCATGCTTAGAACAAATTACGAATTACATCGTCAAATTAGAACGTGAGAATTTTGGGCTAAAAGAGTATAAGAAACACCAAGAAAAAGCGAACGAGAGAAGATATCGCGGTGGTGAGGAATCTTGGCACAGAGGGTCAGTTGTCGCAAAGAAGAAATAGGTGAACAAAATGAACAAATTAAAAGTAAATCAAATGTTGAATGATTTGAAGTCGGCAAACTATTGCTGCCATCGAATTATTGAATTGAACGAGGAACTAGAGGCTCTGAATCATAAAATGCTAGGACTTAGCCATAATCCAATTAGGTTGACAAAGGAGCAGGAGAAATCAAATGCTCCTATGCCGACCTTTCATGGTTCTTATACAAGTCCTTTAGGGATGATGGAAGAAGAAACTTTAAAAGTGGAAGAAATAAACTATTATCGTAGGCGGTTAAATGAATGCAGAGCAATCGAACTTTTATCTTTGCGAGACCAGAATATTTTGTTTGATCTATACTTCTGGAATATGAATGCATGGGATATTGCAGAAAAATATGGTTATACAAAAAACGGAATGTACAAACATATCCGTAGAGAAATTGGAAAATTGGTTTAATTGACGTTGATAATGTTCATATAGGTATTAGTGTTTAAAAGAAGAGGTGGTACAATAATGTTGATTAAAAGAGGGTATGTCATGAAAAAAGAAACACTTACATTAAGGTTTAAAGGCGAAAATGACATTGATATAGAAACATTATCTAAGTCGCTAGACTGTGTTGTTGCGGTTTTAGGTAAAATTGCTGATTCGTCATTAACCGAAAATGATTTTTGCAAATTTAAAGTAAAGAATATCGAAAAAGGTAGCTTTATGATAACGATAGAGCAGATTGTTGAAATGGCTACTGTATTATTTCCGTTGATGCCACCTATCCTAGAATCGTTTAATAGTATTGTTGAACTGAAGAAAAATCTTGGTGGACAAATGCCTGCAGAAGTAATTCATGAAGGGAATAATACTATAGTCAAGTCTTGTGTTGGTAATGTAACCTATATCGATAACAGAACATATAATCTTTACACAAGAGATTCCTCAATAGAAAAGTGCTTATCAGAATTATCAAAAACTATTTCAGAAGATGGTGAGCGGACAGGATTTTCTATCGCAGTTACTGATGATAAAACAGTAAAGACCGTTGAAATGGATAAAGAAGATTTAATGAGAACTAGGAATCCTATTGATGTTGAATCACTAAATGATGATATCACCGAACAAGAAGCTACAGGAGTACTAACTGTTCGGAAGCCTGATTTATTAGGAAACAGTAAATGGCAGTTTAAATTCCTTGGAAAAACAATCAATGCAGATATTGAGGATGAGAATTTTTTGAAAAAAGTAAAGGAAAAAGAGATTAGCTTTCCACTAGTATCAAAATTGAATGCGAAAATGCGAGTAAGATTAAAGAATGGAGATCCAATCAGTTATACAGTTATTGAGGTAAAAAGTTACGAATAACGCATTTTGTCCCCTAGTGGACAAGAATTTCGTGATAAACTAATATTATAAGAAATTATGTCAAGACAGAGGTCTTGGCTTTTTTTATGCAAGAAAGGAGGTGTTCCATGCCAGGAAGAGAATTGACAATAAAAAAATACAACTTAGATTTATATGATCCATATGAAATAGACGGTCCATTTGAGATGCCTGTTATTAAAAAGACACTTCATATTCCTAATGAGTTAATTGGATTCAATGAAGCAATTTCTTCAAAGAATTATCAATCTGGAATTCATATGTTTATTGATGATTATCAGTTTGAACGCATTTGGAACACTCCCGAACGATATGTGAATGTCTTAAAACAGTATGACTGTGTTCTTACACCAGATTTTTCTCTATATATGGATATGCCTAGAGCTATGAAAGTATGGAATATCTATAGAAGTAGATTAATTGGGCAATATCTTCAAAATTTAGGGATATGTGTAATTCCAACAGTTTCCTGGGCAGAAAGAGAAACATACACATTCTGTTTTGATGGCATTGAACAAGGAGGAGTTGTAGCGATTTCAACTATTGGATGTATTAAGGATGAATATGCAAGATCCATTTGGAAAGATGGTGTAGATTACATGATCGATAAACTTAAGCCTACTGCAATTCTAATTTATGGCCAATCTATTGAACATGATTTCAAAGGTATAAAAGTTATTTATTATAAAAACAAAGTCGTAGAGAGGGCAAGAAAACATGGGCGGTAGAGGAACAAGCAGTTGAAAGAAAGATGGTTGACCGTGTAAAATGGTTATGGTTAAATAAAAATAAGAAAAGGTAGTCGTATAGGGGTGATTACACTTTGATGTATGCATATCACAAAACGATATGCACTGAGGAAACCTCCGTTCGAATCGGAGCGCCTTTTCGATTTGTTAAAAAATATCAGTTTAAATTTTAAACGCTATCTAAGCATCTTGTTAATTCAAGGTGCTTTTTTTATACATGAATAAGGAGGAAATTTACTTATGGGTGGAAGAGGACAATATGTAAATCGGGGGGGGGACAGTTGGTTTAACTGTTACCACAGGAGATGGAACTGTATTTGAGTATAGGCAAAAAGGGAAGAAAGTATTTTCTTTTTCTGGTGCATCATTTGCTGATAGTGGAAGCAGGGAAATTCCTAGGACCTTATCCGATATAGCTTCTAGGGCAAAATCTATGGGTTATAAAGTACAAAAGCTTACAAGCCGAGATTTAGCTAATAAAGATTCAGAACAACGTCGTCGAAAAAGACAAATAGCAAAAGAAGTAGATCAATTGTGGGTAAGAGGAGCTGGCTCACCAAGAAAAGGATGGAAAGGGCATTAAGACAGATATTTAATTTCAAAATAATGAAAGGAGGAATTCTATGGCTAAGTTGACTGAAAAGCAGAAACTATTTGTAGACGAGTATTTGATTGATCTGAATGCGACAAGGGCATATAAAGTTGCATATCCACATGTAAAAACAGATGGTGCTGCAAGGGCATGTGCTTCAAAATTGCTAACAAAAGCTAACATCAAAGCTTATATTGATGAACAACTCGAAAAAGTCAGTTCGGGAAAGATAGCAGATGTTCAAGAAGTCATGGAATACCTCACAAAAGTAATGCGACGAGAAATGAAAGAATCTGTTGTCGTTACAGTGACAAAAGAACATTCAGAGTATGTCGATACAGGAGATGGAAAGCCAAGAAAGAAAACAGTCAAAGAAGAGGTGCCTCAAATCGTTGAGATTCCTGCAAAGCTTTCTGATGCAAATAAAGCTGCGGAATTACTTGGAAAAAGATATTCACTGTTTACAGACAAAGTGCAAACAGAAATCGTAGTACCTAAGTTTGAAGGAGAGGATGATCTTGAAGACTAAAACTATTAAGTTACCCGAACTAGTAGGAAAAGGATATAAGTCCTATTGGAACTTTAGAGGACGTTATGCTGCATGCAAAGGCTCTCGTGCTTCTAAGAAGTCAAAAACAACTGCATTGCGCATCATATACAACATGATGAAATACGATAAATCGAATACGTTAGTTGTTCGTAAGACGTATCGAACGCTTAAAGATTCGTGCTTCACGGATTTAAAATGGACAACAAGAAGATTAGAGGTTGAACACTTATGGGAATTTAAATATTCTCCTTTGGAGGCAACATATCTTCCAACTGGGCAAAAGATTCTCTTTAGAGGGCTTGATGATCCGTTAAAAATAACTTCCATTACTGTAGATTATGGGTTTCTATGTTGGGTATGGCTCGAAGAAGCTTATGAGATAACAAGCGAAAAAGACTTTGATACATTGGATGAGTCGATTCGTGGTGAGTTACCGCCTTATCTTTGGAAACAGTGGATGATTACATTCAACCCGTAGATTTTGCGGCATATAAAAGTGATTTTATATGAAAACCCCTTTAATTTTTGGAAAACCCTACTCGAAAGAGAGGGCAATCAAAAGCTAAGTTTTATTTTCGTTTGTTGCTTGGAATGAAAATAAAAAAAGTTTAACGACTATCCTAACCGCAATTAATGCGGTTTTTTTAATGGAGTACGCTCAAGTGAGCGGAAATGGGGGGCATCTTGAAAATTCAAGATGGTGATATAGTCTGATCTCATTGGTAACAATGAGCTGCGAAAGCGGTGTAAGATTAACGACCTTACATGAACACAAATGGGAATGAACACCACTGGCTTAAAAAAAGATTCTTTGATGTTAAGAACGACCCTGATATATTAGCCATCACAACCAATTATAAGTGTAATGAATGGCTAGATGAAGCTGATTTAAGATTGTTCGATAACATGAAGGAGAAAAATCCTAGGCGATATCAAGTTGCAGGATTAGGAAATTGGGGTATCGTTGATGGATTGGTTTATGAGAATTGGAAAGAAGAAGAATTTACACTAGATCAAGTCATCAACTGTGATTCTGTAAATGGTATTGACTTTGGGTATACAAATGACCCTGCTGCAGTTTTTATAGGTTTCATTAATACAGAACATAAAAAGATTTATGTTTGGGATGAAATTTATAAAAAAGGTCTTTCCAATAAAAAGCTATATGAAGAGATTGAAAACGCGCATTATCAAAAGAAGTCTTTCACAGCAGACTGTGCAGAACCTAAGTCAATTGATGAGCTTAGAGGGTATGGTCTTCGTGTTGAGAAATCGCAAAAAGGAAAAGATTCCATCACACATGGGATTCAATATATTCAAGATTTCGAAATCATCATTCATCCTAGATGTGTTAATTTCATAACTGAAATTGGTAACTACACATGGGATGAAGATAGGTTAGGAAACAAAATAAATCGTCCAATTGATGATTTCAACCACTTAATGGATGCAATGCGTTATGCAGTTGAAAAATATACATTTGGACGAGTTAAATTAAGGACATTTAAAGGAGGTATTTAATGAACGCATACATTATTAAACCGGATACGATATTTAAGCTATCTGACGATAAAGACATCATTAATATTGAAGTGTTGAATGGATTGATAACAAAACATAAGTCGTTAATAACAGACAGGTATAAAAAGCTATATGATGCCTATATTGGTGATTATCCTATCTTGCATCAACCTGATAAAGCATCTTATAAACCAGATAACCGTGTGGTGGTCAACTTTGCGAAATACATTGTTGATACATTTAACGGGTTTTTTATTGGCGTTCCAATCAAAGTATCATCTAAGAAACAAGAAATTGATGACTATATCAACTTGTTAGATAAGTATAATGACCAAGATGATAACAATGCAGAACTATCTAAGATTTGTAGTGTTTTTGGAAAAGGATATGAATTGTATTTCAATGATGATTATGGAAATTTAGGAATCACTTATTTAGATCCAAGAGAAGGATTCATGGTTTATGATGAATCAACAGTTCAGAAACCTAGATTTTTCGTAACTTATCAGATTGTAGACGAGGTCATGCGTGGATATATCTATGACAAGACATATAAGTATGAGTTCAATGATAAAGGCGGTCTACATGTTTTTAATGGCGTTGAGCATGGCTTTAACGATATTCCTGCTACTGAATTTATTGAAAATGAAGAGCGTATGTCTATTTTTGAATCAACATACAGTTTGATTAATGCCTATAACAAAGCAATGTCAGAAAAAGCAAATGATGTTGATTACTTTGCAGATGCCTATTTAAAAATCTTAGGTCCGAAAGTAGAAGATTCAGATTTGGTACACATTCGTGATAATCGAACAATTAACTTTGAGGCAATGGATGGAAGCGGTGATGGAATTGTAGTTGATTTCATGTCAAAGCCAAATGCAGATGCAACTCAAGAGAACCTTATCAACAGATTGGAACGTTTAATCTTCCAAAACTCAATGGTGGCCAATATCAATGATGAGAACTTTGGAACGTCATCAGGTATTGCATTGAGATATAAACTTCTTTCTATGTCAAACCTGGCAAAAGCGAAAGAGCGAAAGTTCACATCTGGAATGAATCGTAGATATCGAGTCTTATTTAGTAATGCGATTACTCATTTATCTGATAATGATTGGCTAGAGGTTGAATATAAATTCACACAAAACTATCCTGCAAACTTATTAGAAGAAGCACAGACTGCTGCACAATTATCAGGAATCGTGTCTCACGAAACCCAGTTGTCGTTTATCTCGGCAGTTGAGGATACGAATGCCGAAATGGAACGTATCAAAAAGGAAGATGAGAATGATATGGTAGAAACTGAAAACCGAATCTTCCAAAATAACGAGGATTCGCAATACAATGAGCAGTAATACATATTGGCGAGATCGTGAGCTTGAATGGAAAAAGAAACGCTTAAAAGATGAACAGGAATATGCGGATGAGATACAAGAAATATATGCAAACATGATGGATTCGGTTGAAAAGGAAATCGAATCCTTTTTTACTCGCTATGCCAATAAAGAAAACATCACTATGGCAGAAGCCAAAAAGAGAGTTTCTAACATAGATATCCAAGCATATCAAAGAAAAGCTAAGAAGTATGTAAAGGAAAAGAACTTTTCAGATGAAGCCAATGAACAGATGAGACTTTATAACCTTGCAATGAAAGTCAACCGATTGGAGCTTTTAAAAGCGAACATTGGATTAGAGCTTGTGGCAGGTCATGATGAATTGAAGTCGTATACTGGTGATAAACTGGAAGGAGCTTATTTAGAAGAGATCAAACGCAATGCTTCTATCTTAGGTGATACTGTGATTGACAATGCTAAGATGGCCAAAACAGTAGCAGATTCATCTTTTAAGAATGCAACCTTTTCAGAACGAATTTGGGTCAATCAAGACCAGCTAAAAAACAGTTTATCCAGTGTTCTATCCAGTGCATTGATTCAAGGTAAGAATCCAAGAGAGTTTATCCCTCAGATACGAAAGAAATTCGATGTATCAAGATGCAATGCAGAAAGATTGTTGCGAACAGAAATTGCACGAGTTCAAACACAAGCGCAGATTGAATCTTACGAAGCAAACGGAATAGATGAGTATGAATATGTGGCGTGCGGATTAAAAGACGTGTGTCCATTATGTAAAGAAATGGATGGCAAAACATTCAAGCTTAAAGACATGGAAATAGGCAAGAACGCTCCACCTTTACATTCGAATTGTCATTGTGCGCTCGCACCTTATTCAGACCGCAAGGAGTATGAAAAATGGCTCAATGGATTAGCGAATGGAGGACACGATCTAAGGTTTGATGAGTGGAAAGAACTAGAGGCTAAAACAAATAACTCTGGTGCATTAAATGGTGCTTGGAATAACGAAAATGACCCAAACTATAAAAAAAGAGACGAGATTGCAAAAGCACTGTACGCTCAAATTACAAATAGAAAAAAATCTTATGAGATAAAACAAGTAGCTAAAAATTCAGGCTTTACAGAGGAAGAGGTAAGTAATATATATGAACATGTGTTTATTCGCAAACATAAATTTAGAAGTGGAGAAATAAAAAAGTTCGACCCTGACTATTATATGGCACATTCTTGGCTTAGACTTAGACAGGGAAAGGATATTCAAAAACACGATATAACAATGTTAAATCATGAATTAGCTGAAGAGGAAGAAATGCAAGATAGCCTCGATGTTATATATGAAGATAGTCATGAAAGAGTCCAAAAAATATATAATTATCAAAAAGAATTGCTTGAGTATCTTAAGGACCATGATGTATAATTTCATATAGAAAGAGGTGGTAAAATGATTACATTTGAGCTATTAGAATATAAAAATGGCAGATATGTGTATTTGTTTTCACCTGACATAGACCCAAACGCAAAAGGAAAAGTTGCGATATACGATGATGGGAATCGCGAAGTGTTAGAACAGTCATCCGTTGATGTTAAGCAGTATTATGCAGGCCATGCTCTATGGGGCATTTCAGCAGGAGAAAAGGCAGGCACTGTTGCTTGGTGCTAAAGATTTTAACTTTAAAACACAGGTCACTCAAACGAGTGGCCTTTTATTATGCAAGGGAGTGATACTATGTGATAAAAATTAAGATTAAACAGACAGAAAGTGATTGTCTGATTGAAGTACATGGCCATGCGCATTACGCTCCAATAGGAAAAGATATCGTCTGCAGCGCTATCTCAGTACTGTTTGCGACATTGGCCAATTCAATCGACGAAACATCCGATGCACTTTGCAGATATTACGAACCTGATAAAGATAGCAAGACGTTGTATATCTCAGGACTAGATCTTGCTGGAGAATTAGCAATAAATTTCTTCAGAATTGGATGCAAAGGCACAGAAGAAGCATATCCTGAATGTGTGGAACTGAGAGATGTGTAATCACAAATATTTGGAGCGTGTCGAAAAGGTTTATTTTGATCAATGGCTAGAGTGCATCGTTGAAGTACGTAATCAACGGTGCATTTTTTGTGGAAAATCCAAGACTTATAAAGCCTACATATCCACAGTACCAAACAAGACCAAGCATTCACGTCGTTAAACTGTATGGGTTATAGGCCAAGCATTTAAGCCTTAAAAAGATATGGGAAATGACAAGCAAAGTCAGAAAAATAGGAGGAAATATAAATATGAAAAAATTCAATTACAGACTACCTTTTTGCTTACAACTTTTTGCAGATGAAACTTCAGGTGAAAACGAGGGCGCTCAATCAACAAATACTCAATCAACTGAAGGGCAAGACAACCAAGAAAAAGACAAATCATCTGAAAAGAAATATTCAGATAAAGATTTGGATGCGATTCTTGATAAAAGGTTTGCACGTTGGAAAGCAGATCAAGAAAAAGAAAAAAAAGAAGCTAAGCGCTTAGCCGACATGAATGCTCAAGAACGAGCAGAAGCAGAACGTGACAAGGTACAAAAAGAGTTGGATGAATTGAAAGCAAAAAATGCGATTGCAGAAATGACAAATGAAGCACGCAAAATGTGCACAGAGCACAATATTAACGTTGGTGATGACCTTTTATCTGTTCTAGTTAATCAAGATGCAGATAAAACAAAGAAAGCGGTTGATGCATTTGTTAAGATGTTTGAATCTGAAGTAGAAAAAGCAGTTAAAGAAAAACTGAAAGGTAACGGTCCTAAACGTGGAGGTTCAAACAAAGGGGTAACTCGTGAATCAATCTTGAATATCACTGATCCAATGGAAAGACAACGCATGATTGCGGAAAATATGGATTTATTCCAGTAATAGAAAAAGGAGAACTAACATATGAAAAAAATTTATAAAGGTATGAACTTGCAAATGTTTGCAGCACCTACAGGATTAACAGGAGCAGATAACATCCAAGTTAGAGCACATGAAATTGATTTTGTTACTAGTTTTGGAAAGAATATCCAAGCTTTATTGGATGTATTAGGAATCATTCGCCCAATTCGTAAAGCAAATGGTTCTGTTTTAAAAACAAAGAAAGTAACAGGAACATTACAGGATGGAAAGGTAGCAGAAGGTGAATCTATTCCATTAAGCGAATACAAAGTTGAAGAAGAAGTGTTCGATACAATTCGAATCGAGAAATTCCGTAAAGCAGTCTCTATTGAAGCTATTGCAGAGAAAGGATATGAAGCTGCAGTATCTGATACTGATGAACAGTTCCGTATTGATTTGCAAGATAACATCACTGATCGCTTATATAAACAGTTGAATTTAGGTAGCTTAGTAGGACATGAAGCTACTTGGCAAATGGCTATCGCAATGGCAATCGGTAATGTTAAACACAAATTCCAACAGATGAAACGAAATACTACTGGTATTGCCGTATTCGTCAACACATTGGATGCTTACCGCTATTTAGGAGAAGCTAATGTATCTATGCAGACTGCATTCGGTTTAACATACATTAAGAGCTTCTTAGGAGCAGATATTGTATTCTTAACAGATCGAGTTGCAGAAAAAACAGTAGTGGCTACTCCAATGAACAACATCATTGCATATTACGTAGATCCAAGTGATTCTGAATTTGTAAAAGCAGGACTTTCATATACTACAGATAGCACTACTGGTTTCTTAGGATTCCATGTAGAAGGAAACTATGATCGTGCTATTTCTGATATGTTCGCTATTATGGGATTACGTTTAATGTGTGAATATCAAGATGCAATTGCACACTTTGCAGTAGGAGGTGCAAATACTCAAACATTACGTGATTTAACATTGACTGCTTCTCAAGGTGAAGAATCAGGAACTACAAAAGTTGCAGTTGCAGAACAGTTACAATCTATGAAGAACAAATTCAAATATAAGGTAGGAGCTTCTGAAGAAACTGTTGCTTATGGTGCAGACGTAAAAACATGGAAGAATTTCGAAGAAGGAGCAGATATTAAAGCAGAAACAACTAATCACTGTACTGTAGTTGAATGTGATCAAAACTATAAAGCAGTTTCAAAAGGCGATGTAGTTGTTGATTTAAAGGCATAGGTGATTGAATATGTCGACAACAACCGTATTAAATGATGTAAAACTGCTTCTTGGTTTGCAAACTGATGATGAAAAGCTAGATACCATTGTAAGACTTACGGAAGGTCGACTTAAAGCGCTTCTAAGCGTAAAAATCATACCGGATGAACTCGAATATATCATTACAGAAGTGTCTATCAAACGCTTTAATAGGATTGGTTCTGAAGGTGTTCAAACGCATTCAGTAGAAGGGGAGTCAATGTCATTTAACGATGATGACTTCTCTTCTTTCTCTTCTGAGATTCAATCTTGGAGAGATGAACAAGCCAATCAAAATAAAGGAAAGGTTCGGTTCTTATGAGGTACGATAAACCTATTTACTTTCAAAGATTTGTGCAAGGTTCTTATAACGAGAACACAGGCAATTATGATGATGATTCACCTGTAGAAGAAATGGTAATGGCTTCCGTAATGGATACAAGAACTGAAACTATGATGCAGATATACGGACAAATTAGACAAGGTAGCCTTACTTGTCATATACAGAACATCTATCAAAAGCCTTTTGATCATATTCGAATCGGTACAAAAAAATACAAAGTTGATTATTCAAGAAGACTCCGTACAAAGGAGTCTTTTATTCTGTCTGAGGTGCAATAAATGGCAAAAGTTGAAATAAGAGGATTAGACAAACTGCAGAAGAAGCTAAAAAAGAATTGTTCTTTGGAAGATGTGAAAACAGTAGTCAAACAAAACGGTATAGAATTGCAAAGTAAAACTGTTAGCAATGCGGTATTTAAAGGGGACTATACAATAGGAACAACTAAAAAGAGTATCAGAGGTGAAACACGTGATGGTGGATTCACATATGCAGAAGGGCCAACAACACATTATGCGCCTTACGTTGAATTTGGAACACGTTTTATGGATGCACAACCATTTGTTAGACCTGAATTCAAACAACAAGTGCCAATGTTCAAGTCAGATATGAAAAAGCTAGTTAAGTAGGTGATGATATGGATTCTCAGCAGGAATTATTTAGTGCATTACTAGTGCAATTAAAAAAAGAGTTAAAAAGCAAAGGAGTTAGCGTATATGACACGTTCCTTCCATGTGAAGGGACACCATATCCATATGTTTATATCGGTAGCAGCCAACTTGTTGATGATTATGGAAATAAAACAATGATTCTAGGCAATATCACGCAAGTTGTGGATGTATGGCACAACAATCCTAGGAAACGTGGAGAATTGTCTGAAATTATGCAAATCATTAAGAAAGTGGCTAGACAAATTAACCACACAAACAATTTTGCTTTTATGATCCAAAATATCAACCAACGGATATTGTCGGATTCTAGTACAGGGGCACCATTGATGCATGGTGTTCTTGAGTTGGATTTCAAGATTACAGGAGGAAGAAAATAATGAAATTTGATTTACAAATGTTCGCAGATGAAGTAATTGAAGCGGTAAATGGTAAGCAGCTTATTTATCTTTTCAGAGTTGCAAAAGATTCAAAGAAAGAAAATGCTAGTGCAATTGCTTTCCCAACAGAAAACGAACGTAACGTTACAAAAGATGCAGATACAACTGCTACAAAAGATGGAGCTATTCGTACACCATCAGTGGCAGAAATTGAAATCACATCGACATCTATTATGCCAAAAGGTGATGCGATCATTGATAAATTAGAAAAGGCTATGTTGGCAGATGAATTAGTCGAATGTTGGGAAGTAAATCTAGCGGAAGAAGGAACTGAAACAAATGTCGGTAAGTTTAAAGCCAAATACTACCAAGGATATTTAACAGAATGCTCGACTTCATCTGAAGCAGAAGGCTATGTGGAAGTTGATTTAACGTTTGGAGCAAATGGAAATGGTGCAGATGGATATGCATCAGTAACTAAAGAACAACAGGAAATCGCATCTTACATTTATAAGGATGTAACTAAGGAAGCGTAATAAACGCATGATGGGGCAGAAATTGCCCCTTTTATATTTGTATTTAGAAAGTGAGGACTTTGAATGAGTAAATACATGGAAATTGAAGTAAATGGAGAAATTTATAAATTAGTAGCAGGATTTGGATTCTTGCATGAAGTTAATAAAAAGCTAGCCGTTGATGTACAAAGCACAGGGAAAAAAAAAGAAATTGGATTGAAATATATGGTTGCAAGCATCATTGAAGGAGATATTGATGCGTTAGTAGATTGTATTTTCTACATGAATAGCGGACAGTCTCCTAGATTGAAAAAAGCACAGATTGAAAGCTATCTAGAAGATGTTGAAGACATTGATAAAGTTTTCGAGGATGTAATCAATTTTTTATCTCATGCGAATGTATGCAGAAAAGAAGTGATGCAACTAATGAGCGTACAGGAAGCAGAGACGAAGTAGAAGAAACATTTGAAGAAATGTATGAACGTGTTGTAATGACTTGTTTTAGATACCTAGACTTCAAAAGTTTGGAGCAAGTGAACAATATTACTCCTTACGAATATCGGCTCTTAATGAAGTCTAAAGAGCTTCAAATCGTAGATAAACAATACGAAATCCACTTGCAAGCCTATTTGAATATGACAGCGCGAGCAAGAAGGCGTGCAGGCAAAAAGTTAAAGCCTGTATATACGAAGTTCGATAAATTCTTTGATTATCAAAAGCAGTTGGACAGAGTTATGGGTATTAAGAAGAAAAGCAAGTTTGATGGTTTAGCACAGTTCATAAAAGAACAAAAGAAGGAGGGATAACAATGGCAGAAAGTTTTAGCGTTGAGGCTATATTGTCGGCAACTGATAAGAATATGTCCTCAACAATGAAAAAAGCTTTAGGATCGTGTCAGTCGTTTGGCGATAGGGTTAAATCTATTGTGGCTGGTGTTGGAATCACTAAAGTTATAGGAACGTCTATGAACGTTCTAAGTTCATCTCTTGATGGAGCTATAGACAGATTTGATACCATGCAATCCTATCCAAAAGTTATGAAGTCTTTGGGATTTGCATCTGAACAATCTCAAAAGAGTGTCGCAAAGTTAAATCAGTCGGTTCAAGGCTTACCAACAAGCTTGACGGATGTAGTAACAACGTCTAAGTCGTTAGCATCAGTTACAGGTAACATTGACAAGGCAACCGATACAACAATCGCATTGAACCATGCATTTTTAGCGAGTGGTTCAAGTTCTGCAGATGCATCACGTGGCTTACAACAGTATTCACAGATGCTTGCTAAAGGTACAGTAGATATGCAATCATGGAGAACATTACAGGAAACAATGGCACCTGCATTGACAAAGGTTGCAAAAAAACTAGGTATTGCGAGTGGAAATACAAATGAATTGTATGAAGCATTGCAGAACGGAACTATTTCATTTGACCAGTTAAACGATGCAATGATTGAGTGTGATACTGAAACAGGAGGCTTTGCAGAAACTGCATTAGAAGCTTCTAAAGGTGTTAAAACATCCATGACTAACATCAAGAGTGCGGTACAGAACCTTGAACAAGGCTTTATGTCGGCTATGAACAATATGATGAAGTCGAAAGCTATGGGTGGATTGGTTGATAATCTAGAAAAGATTAAATCTAAAATCTACGATTTCAGAAATTCAATTATGGAGACTAAAGACGATGGTTTGACATGGGATTTTAAACCAGGAGTCATGGAGAATGTATCAAAAGCTATGGATTGGTTAGCAGACAGAGCGAACAATGCAAAAGCTATGATCCAACAATTCTATGATGGCTTTATGAAAACGGATGCCGTACAGAATGCAATCACAATGTTCGATAAAATCAAAGATGCTATTGGTAATGTAATGGATAAGTTACAAGACAGTAAAGTCTTTGAACAGTTAGGACAAGATATTGGAAATATCATTGCAAAAGTAGAAGATGTAACTGGTAAAATTGCAGACTTTGTAGCAAATCTTAAAACAGAAGATGTTAAGAAATTTGCGAGTGCAGTTAAATTGTTAGCAGGTGCATTTGTTGGCATTAAAGTTGGTAGCAAAGTATCTAGTATGATTGGTGGAGTTGTTGGCTCTGCAAAGAGTGGATATTCTAAACTAAAATCAATCATTGATAAAATCAAAGGTTTAGGAAAAGAACCGACTCAAGAAATACCTGGGAAATTACCACAAAATGAGACTCCTAGTGATGGAATCGGTGATGCAACGATGCGTACTGCACAAAAAACATCCAAAGCAGCTCAGATTATTAATTCTGCATTTGAAGGGATTTCAAATGTTATTTCTTCTGTGTGTGAAGGAGCAAAAGGAATTATTACCAGTCTAGGAGATGCAGTTAGTAATGTATTCGAAGGAATTGGAAATGGAATTAAATCCGCATTAGAAGGAGTCGGTACTGTTATTGAATCATTTGGTACTGCAATCAGTACAGTAGCGCAAGGAATCGGTCAGGGTTTAGCAACTGCGTTTACAGGCTTAGGAACCGCAATTGCATTAGTACCACCTACTACATGGCTTGCGTTGGCAGCGGCTATTCTAGCAACTGGTGCTGCAATGGCATTAGTCGGTTCACAAGGTGAAGGCTTGCAAATGGTTCTCGAAGGTGTTGCAGATGTTGTCTCTGCATGTGGCCCAGTCATCAAAGATGTATTTGAAGGTATCAGCGATGTAATTACATCTTTTGGAGAAACAGTAAGTGGAATCTTAAATTCAGTATCTGGAGTGATTAAATCTATTGGACAGTCTGCATTAAATGCAGGTAAAGGTTTCAAACAACTAGCAAATGGAATCAAGATTATTACGAGCCTTAACTTAATTGATATGGGAGCTAGTCTAGGAGCGGTAGCAGTAGGAATTGGAGCTATTGCAACTGCATCAAGTGGTTTAGGCGATATTGGTGCTCAGATGATGGCATTAGCAACCGCATTAACAATGATCGTATCAACTCAAGCAGGAATTGAATCATTATCGGCAACAATTCCATCATTATCAGATGCCTTAAGCTCATTAAGCGGAATTTCAGAACCATTAACAGTTGCAAGTGGAGCAATGACTGCATTTGCAGGAGCTATTGCACCTATTGCAAGCGAGGTAATGGCTACCGCAACAAGTATTGCGATGTTGGTTACAGTAGCATCAACAATTAGTAGTGCATTTACAAGTGCATCTAGTGCATCAGTAACGTCTATTAACGCGATTGTTACTGCAATGACAAATGCAGAAGCAAAAGCTACTACTTTGGGAACTGCAATGGGAACTAACTTTACTAAAGGGTTAGGTAGTGGTCTTAAAACAGGTGTATCCATTGCAAAAAGTTCATGCCAATCAATTCTATCTGCATTCAATTCATGCCAATCACGAGCATATTATTGTGGCCGTATGATTGGTCAAGGTTTAGCAAATGGATTAAGAGCAAGCGAAGGTCAAGTAAGATCTGCGGCCGCTAGTTTAGCATCTGCTGCGGATGCAGCAATTCAGGCTAAAGCTAAGATTGGATCTCCATCAAAGGTTACTAGAAAAGATGGTATGTGGATTGGTAAGGGTTTAGTTATAGGCCTTGAATCAATGTATTCTGACGTAAAAAGAGCTTCAGAGGACTTATTATATCTCCCAATGTTAGATGCTCCTAAAATGGCTTTTGGAGGGATTGTAAGTGATATGAATCCTGATTACGAATACACAAACAATGCTCAATTGACGATTGAAACTCCACTTTATATCAATGATCGTGAATTTGCACGTGCAACATATAGAGCGAATCAGAATGAGTTTGATAGACACTCTAAATTCAACGAAAGATTGCGAGGTAACAAGTAATGTATGCATTCGTAAATACAGTGAACAGTGGCATTGTCGGTACTGATCTACCGACAGAAGCCATGTCATACAATGGTGTATATTTAGAAAATGAAATTGATGGTTATCGAACACTTTCTGTAACAGGTCGTGAGTTAATGGAATCAGAAGTTACGGATCAAGAAATTGATGGAATGGATGGCTCTTATTACAGATATAAAACTACACCTGCAAGAACGATTACTGTTAAATATCAATTGAGAGCTAGAGGAAGCAGAGAATTTCGTGATGCCTTCAATAAGATGAATAAATTGTTGAGTGGTGAACAAGTTAAGGTCATCTTCAATGATGAAAGCGATAAGTATTTCATTGGAACAAAGACTTCAAATACACAGGTTGATGGCGGAAGCAACAACGTTATAGGTGAAATCGAAATCTATTGCTCAGATCCACGCAAATATTCGACAACAGAAAAAGAGTTCGTTGCTACTGACGGTGTTCTAAATATTGTAAATGAAGGTACTGTACCAGTTAGTATTGATTATGATGTTCAGACAACATCTGAAACAGGATATATTGGTTTGGTATCTGAAGAAGGAATTATGCAGTATGGCAAAATTGAAGAATTGGATGGCGAGACGTACAAACAAAGTGAATGGTTAGCATCTATTGATGATTTTTATAAATGTTCAGATGATATTGGCGGTACTGATGTAATGCATCCAAGTTATGGAACAAATGGAACGCTAGCCGAACACACTTGGTTTGATAAAAAGTTTATTGGATTAGGTTCGGTTGGAACAAAAAAAGGAAATGCAAACGGTGGATTAAGAACATTGGTATTACCTGCAGATTCAAGCGGAGATACTAGCGGTGCTAAAAACTTTTATTGTTGGTTTCATTTATGTTTTTATGCGGGTCTTATGGGCCAAACCGGTGAAATGTGTATCAACTTCTTGACCGAAGACGATAAATTGATTTGTGGTTGTAATTGGTACAAGACAGATGCAATTGGTAATACAGGTCATTATGAAATATGGGCAAATGGTAAAATATTGAAAAATTGGGAGTTTACAACATCTCATTTACAAGCTCAAAACCCTTTTTACTATAAATGGGGTAGTTGTGATGTTTTAAAAGAAGGTGCAAATATTCGATTCTTCTTTTGGGCGAGATACTACAACTTCTACATCCCAGAGATTGAAAACATGAAGTGTGCAAAGATTCAAATTGCTTTCAAACAATGGGGAGATAGAAGTGGTAACAAAGTGATGTCAATGATGGGATTTGATGTCATTGATTTTGAAAAAATGAATGTTGAGAAATGGAAGGACATCCCTAATAGGTATCCTACTGGAACAAATATCACAATTGATGGAAAATCATCTCATGTTTATGTGAATGGCATGGTTAGACCAGAGGACGAAGTGTTAGGTACTCAATACTTTAAAGCACCAGTTGGAACATCTGAAATTAAGGTAACGTGTTCAGAATGGGCTAAATCTCAACCAACAGTTAAAGCTAAGATAAGGGAGGCATGGTTATAATGGAACAAATTAGAATCGCGGTATTAAGTCCTTATAACAAGGTATTAACATTCCTTGATAACACTGTGCCTAGTGCTATGCATTATTTTGATGAAATCTTGCATACTTATTTAAAAGGCTCATCTTACACATTTGAATTTACTACAATGACTGCACATGATGATGCAGTCTTTTTAGTTGAAGGTAATAAGCTAAGTTTTAAACGCAAAGACAAAGGCTATCATTTGACAATCATGTCAGTAGAAAAAGGTGGTGACACAACATCTGTTACCGCCTATGGCCTTTGCTTAGAATTAACGAATGAATATGTGGATGCATATAAAGCGCCTAGAGCAATGTCATTTGTTGAGTATATTAATGCGTATGGATTTGAACGTTCTTTCGTTATTGGTACAAACGAAGTATCAAATAAGAAGATTACACACGAATGGACAGGTACAGATACCGTATTAGCTCGATTGTATTCAATCGCAAATGTATTCGATGCAGAATTAGAGTTCGTAACTCAATTAAATGATGATTACTCATTGAAGAATGTTGTACTGAATATTTATCGTGCTCATTCAGATAGTGTTCAAGGGATGGGAACAGATAAACGCAGTACGATCTTGAGATACCCAAACAACATTTACGGAATCACTAAAACAAGTGATATTACTGAATTGTATACCGCAATTCGTCCAACAGGAACAAATGGATTACAATTGAACTCAATCAGTGGCCGAACTGTTAAGGATTCGAATGGAAATGTTTTGTATAAAGTTCAAGGTAACAATATACTAGCCCCTCAATCTAGAGACAGATTCCCTTCAACGCTAATCACAAATCATTCAAATGATATGTACGCAGTGCAGATGTGGTCTTATGAAACTGAAAATGTTGAAACCTTGTATGGTCAAGCGCTAGCACAATTGAAAAAGAACTGTGTCCCTAAAGTTACATACGATGTTGACGCATATATTGATGGTGATATTGGTGATACATTCACGATTGAAGATGCAGAGTATTCACCTACTTTATATTTAGAAGCACGAATCACAGAACAAGAGATTTGTTTTACTGATTCAGAAAAGTGCAAGACGATATTTGATAACTTTGAAGAAAAACAATCGCAGATTAGTTCGGCTCTTATTTCAGAAATGAACAAGATGATTGAATTGAAAAAGGTTTATGAAGGCTCAATTGTATCTTCAAATGGAGTTCTGTTTAAGAATGATTCGGATAGCACTAAATTGACCGCATTAGTCAAGGATGATGGTGTTGATATTACATCTAAGTATTCAATCACATGGTTCAAGGATGATGTACAAATATCAACAAACCAAACAATCACAGTCAGTGCCTCAGACATATCAGAAAAGGCCGTGTATCGTTTTAAAGCTATGAGTGGTGAAATACTTAAAGCAAGCGCAGAAGTCACTGTAATGCGATTACAGGACGGTCAGAATGGAACAAGTGCTTATGTGCATATTGCCTATGCCAACAGTTCAGATGGCCGTGTTGATTTTAGCTTGACGGATTCAAATCGTAAGTTTATTGGTCAGTATTCAGATTCAAAACAGTATGGTTCTGAAGACCCAACTAAGTACAGATGGAGTGCAATCAAGGGTGAAGATGGTCAAAGTTTCGTGAGTGCCGAGGAACAATTCTATTATTCTACATCAAAGACTGAATTAATCGGTGGTGAGTGGTTTGTTGGTAATGTGGTTTATCAAAGTGATAAATTTCTTTGGAAAAGATGGAAATGCACGTATGCTAATCCAAGTGAAATCAAGTATACCAAAGCTATTTTTGACAACACTTGGAATGAAATTGATGCAAAGATAGGCGAGATTCATACACAAGTATCAGAAGCTAACAATCAATCGAAAGAAGCAGTCAATAAAGCAACACAAGCTCAGACAGATGCAAGTAAAGCGAATGAATTAGCTAATACCGCTAACACTCAATCGAGTGAAGCGAAAAAGTTAGCACAAGAAGCAAATACTAGTACTGGTAATGCTCAGAAACAGATTGATGCAATTAAAGGTGATATTACTGATTCAAAAAAACAAATTCAAGATGCGGTTGATAAAGCCAATGCAAATGCGACTGAAATCAATTCAGTAAAAGAAACGTATGCTACAAAAGTTGATTTGACTAATGAATCAAAAACGATTCATGCAGATGTAAGTACTGAGATTGAAAAGAAGGTCGGTGAGTTGTCGACTACAGTTTCACAAACTTATGCTTCTAAGAGTGCATTGACTCAGATTGAAGGTTCTTTGAATACAAAGATTAAACAAAATGCCGATTCAATCACTACTCAAGCAAGCTCGATTGAAAAGCTGCAGTCTGATACAACTCAAGCTCAGAAAGATATTACTGATGCAACAAAGAAAGCAACAGATGCTCAAGCTCAAGCGGATAAAGCTTTAGGCAACGCTCAGAATGCTCAAACTTTAGCGGATGAAGCTAAAAAGAAAGCAGACAGTGCTCAGACTAATCTAGACAACGCCAACAAAGAGTTGGCAGATGCTAAAGCTAATCTAGAAACAGTAACCGGTAGAGTTGATGCAAGTGAAACAGAAATAACAAATGCTAAGACTCGTTTAACTGATGCAGAAACTGCAGTAAAGAAAGCTCAGACAGATGCGACTACTGCTCAATCCAATGCACAGACTGCAATCAATAACGCTAAAACTGCACAATCAACTGCAGATACGGCTAAAGCTAATGCAGATAAAGCTCAGAAAGACCTTGCAGAACTAACAAACAAAGTTACTTCAAACACAACTAAAATTGAACAAAATGCAAAGCAGATTACTATACAGGCAAGTTCAATTACTGAAGTTGGCGATAAAGTTGATGGTGTAAAGGAGGATCTTGCTAACAACTATTATTCTAAAACTGAAACTGATGCTCAGATTAAAGTAGCGACTGATGGAATTAAGCTTAGTGTATCTGAATCTTACATCACAAAAGCTGAAGGAAAAGATATTACTAATGCTGCTAACAATGCATTAACTAATTCGACACAAGCAAAAAAAGATGCAGAGAGTGCATTAACAAAAGCTCAAGATATTGTAGATAAAGTTAATAGTGGTGAACTTGATGGTGAAGATGCGGTAATGCTTTACATTGATTCGAGTAATGGAACAACATTTAAGAATAGTGACGTAGCAACTATTTTTACTGTAAGCATTTATGTTGGCGGAATAGCAATTACAGATTCTGTAAAACTTAAAGAAGTATTTGGGCAAGGTGCATATTTACAATGGTTAATCAAGCGTTATGGAGAAACAGAATATACTAAAATTCCATTAGATGATTCAAGATTAAACGATAATGGATTCATGTTCACGCTTAACGCAAAAGACATAAAATTTAAAGCAGTATTTAACTGTGAATTAAATATTTAGGAGGATTTCAAAATGGCAATAAAAGCAGTCAATCAGATTGACGTAATCGACTTAACGGATGGATATTCCGTTGTTTTAACAAATGATAACTATACATTCTTAGGCACTACTAGTGCTGTAAACGGTACACAGACAACTACTACACAGGTGATGGCATTATGTGGTAGTGAACAGGTTCCATGTACGGTAGGAACTATTACATGCCCTACAGGAATTTCAGCAGTTTCTGATGGTAAGACACCAATGCCAACGATCACTATCACTGCAACATCTGCATTAACTAAGAGTGGTACTATCACTATTCCTATCGTTGTCGATGGTGGCATCACTATTAATAAGACTTTTAGTTACTCAATTGCATTTAAGGGGCAGACAGGGCAGAATGGTACAAGTGTTACTGTAAGTTCAACTTCTGTAACATATCAGGTCGGTACAAGTGGCACTACTAAGCCAACTGGAGAATGGAAAACTGAAGTACCTAATGTGGCAAACGGACAGTTCTTATGGACAAAGACAGTAGTAAAGTACTCAGATGGCAAATCGACAGAAGCTTACTCAGTTTCTTATAAAGGCACAAATGGTATAAATGGTTCAAATGGTACAAGTGTTACTGTAAGTTCAACTTCTGTAACATATCAGGTCGGTACAAGTGGCACTACTAAGCCAACTGGAGAATGGAAAACTGAAGTACCTAATGTGGCAAACGGACAGTTCTTATGGACAAAGACAGTAGTAAAGTACTCAGATGGCAAATCGACAGAAGCTTACTCAGTTTCTTATAAAGGCACAAATGGTATAAATGGTTCAAATGGTACAAGTGTTACTGTAAGTTCAACTTCTGTAACATATCAGGTCGGTACAAGTGGCACTACTCCTCCGACAGGAACTTGGAGTCCTACGGTTCCTAACGTTGCAAATGGTCAATATCTATGGACAAAGACAGTAGTAAAGTACTCAGATGGAAAGTCTACTGAATCATATTCTGTATCTTACAAGGGAACAAATGGTATTAATGGTACAAATGGTAAGGATGCTATTACAATGGCAATCACTTCAAGTGGTGGAACAATCTTCAAGAACACCGCCATTGCCACAACTTTAACTGCTCATGTCTACAAAGGCGGAGTTGAAGTGACTGGCACTGCTTTATCTAGTTTAGGAACTATCAAATGGTATAAAGATGGAGGAACTACTGCAGTAGCGACAGATTCGACTTATACAATTGGTGCAGGTGACGTTTCGAATAAAGCTACATTTAGTGCTCAATTGGAGGGATAGATATGGCAATTAAAGCAACAGCTTTAATTACATTAACTAGAGTAAATGATGGTGCAACTGGAACAGGTGTTGCAAGCATGACTCAACAGTATTACATGAGTGATTCGAAGACTACTCAAAGTGGTGGCTCATGGGTCGAATCAATGCCTACATGGTCAAATGGTAAGTATTTATGGACTAGATATAAAGTTGTTTATAAGAATCCAACTTCAACAGTTTATACAACTCCAGTATGTGATAGCTCATGGGAGGCAGTCAATGAAGAAAGTATTAAGCGACAATCGGCGATTGAGACTAAAGCAAATGAAATTACTTCAAAAGTATCAGAAACTTATGTGTCAAATTCGGCTTTGAATCATTATAAAGAAGAAGTATCTACTCAGTTTAGCCAAACCAAGCGTGATTTTACGTGGTCAATTAATCAAAGTGTAACTGATGCTAAAAATGAGATGAGCGGTCAAATCGACAGTGTAAATGGTCGTGTTGATGGATTAAAGCAAACCACAGACAACGTAAATAATTACATGAGCTTTGATAATGATGGATTGACTTTAGGTAAATCAGACAGTGCATTTAAAACTAAGATTACAAATCAAGAATGGTCGATTCAAAAAAATGGTGCAAAGGTAACATATATAAACGACCAAACAATGTACATTACTGATGGTCAATTTACGCAGTCTTTAAAAATCGGTAACTTTGGATTTGTTCCAAGAGCAAATGGCTCTTTGGACTTTAAAAAGATAAGGTAGGTGATTGAATGGCACAATTTAGTGGAAGCATAGGAATAAGCACAGGGCAGACAGATAAGTATTCGTTATTATTGGATGTTTCTGAAAAGTCTTATTCAATTGAAAATAACACATCTCAAGTTGAGTGGTGGGTTGGTATCCGTTCGAACACTGCATACCATAATCACTATGGTTTAGCAGAAACTTATACTGTAGTAATAAATGGTTCAACTGTACACAGTGCGGTTCATAAACCTACAGTTGGCAATGGTCAGACTGTATGGGTGGCAAGTGGTACTGCTACTGTTGGTCATAATGCAGATGGTTCTAAAACTGTTGCAGTAAGCGCATCATTTAATAATGCAGACAGAGGAACATATTTACCAACGACAGGATCATGCAGTGGTAGTTTAAAGTTAACGACAATACCACGTGCAACTACTCCATCAATTGATAAACAGAGTTTAGATTGTGGTAGTGCAATTAAGATTAGTGGTACAAGCGCATCAAGCAACTTTTCACATAAAGTTTATGTAACTTGGAACGGAACAAAAACACAAATAGGAACAATAGCTAGTGGTACAACATCCCCTAGCTTTTCTTATACCATTCCGACAGATTGGGAAAAGAATATTCCTGATTCAACAAGTGGTATTGCTACATTTACATTAGAAACAATCAGTGGTTCAACATCAGTTGGTTCTAAAACAGTAAATGCGACAATTAAAGTAAGAAGTGGTGTCGTTCCTAGTATCGGAACTGTATCAATATCTGATACAAATTCAATTTGCGCAGGAATAGGTCAATATGTCCAGAGTCAATCAAAGTTAAAATTCTCGATTGCTACAAGTGGTAATCAAGGCTCAACGATCACATCAGTGTCGACTAAATTTAATGGCCAAACATACAGTGGTAGCACATTTACAACTCAAGCGATTCAAAATAGTGGTACGCTATCATACACAATCACAGTTATAGATTCACGTGGTAGAACTGCTACTAAGAGTGGTTCAATAAATGTAGTTGCATACAATCCACCTAGTTTAACAAATGTAAGTGCAAAACGTGCTAACTCAAGTTATGCAATTGATGAATCAAGTGGAACGTATGCTTTATTGCATTTTAAAGTCGGTTTTACAAGTTTATCAAATAAGAATGTGACATCATTCTATATTCAGTATCGAGCAAGTGGTGCTACTAGTTGGACAAAGATTAATTCGTGGGCTAACAATTACACATTGAATCAAGATTACAAAGCAGGTAATTTATTTACCTCGACAACGACAACGTATGAAATTGCATTCGGTGTTAAAGATAAATTCATGAGTGATTATTCTTGGCAAATCGTTACAGTTACACCAACTTATACATTGATTAATTTTGGTAAAGATGGAAAATCATTAACTTTTTTTGGACAAGATGGTAACAACGCTAACCGACTAACTGTTAATGGCGATTTAGCAATTAATTCAGTCAAAGAAAATACATCTTCAACTAAGCTATTAGTTAACGATGGTAACACTGTTATGTATCGTGATTGGAATAAATTGGTAAGCTCAATCAAGAGCGCGATGTATCCAGTTGGTTCTGTGTATATCACTTACAACAATGTCAACCCTGGTACATTCCTAGGCGGAACATGGGAGCGCTTTGGGCAAGGCCGTACATTAGTTGGTGAAGGAACTGGTAATGATGGTAGTACAAGTATGTC